CCTTTCATTTAAAATGAAAATGGGTATGCTTCAAGAAAAATCTAAATGGCAGTTAGATTTAGATAAGGCTAATACTTTGCTCAATAGTTTAGAGTTAAAGAATCAAGAAGCTATTGATGAGCTATCTAAAGTAATGCCTAAAACAGATAAGATAGCAAAACGCAATAAACCTAAGTTGCCGTTTAAACAAAATGGTACTCTTTCAGCTTCTGGCGAAAGGTGGAAAGCCTTAACAGAGCTTAATGGTTTTACTGTTGATTACGATAGAGAAATACCGGAGGTAGTTGGCACTGAAGAGCCTAACCCTACTAGCAGTAAGCAAGTTAAAGACTGGTTATTCTCTTTGGGGTGGAAGCCCACTACTTTTAATTACGTTGAAGACAGGCAAATACCACAGGTAAAGACTAAGGAAGGTGAGCTATGCACCTCAGTCAAGAAGCTATGTGCTGACCACCCACAGGTACTAGTGCTTGAGGATATGGCAGTAGTCAAGCATAGGATAGGCTTAGTTAAAGGGTTATTAAATAATGTAGATGAGCAAGGCTATGTCATTGCAGGTATACAAGGCTTGACCAACACTTTGAGGTTTAAACACGCTGTTTGTGTTAACTTACCAAGCTCTCGTAAGCCCTATGGTTTAGAGATAAGGGGGTTGCTTAAAGCTAGGGAAAATATGGAACTGTGCGGTAGTGACATGAAATCTTTAGAAGATCGCGTAAAGCAACATTTCCTTTGGGAGCATGACCCTGAGTATGTAACTGAGATGAGTACAGACGGCTTTGACCCACACCTTGACCTTGCACTATCTGCTGGTGCTATTACCAAACAACAGATGCAAGATTATAAAGATGGCAACAAGACTGATGATATATCTAAAATTCGTTACGATTTTAAGGGGGGGAATTATGCGCTCCAATACGGGGCGGGTATCCCTACGTTATCAAGACAGCTTGGCATATCACAGAAGGGGGCTAAAGTAATCAGTGAAGCATACTGGGAAAGGAACTGGGGTGTTAAAGCTATTAGTGACAGCATGGTAACAAAAAAGGTTGAGGGTTCTACATGGCAGTACAATCCAGTGTCTAAGTTGTGGTACAGTTTAAGAAGTGACAAGGATAAGTTCTCAACCCTATGTCAGGGTACAGGTACTTACTTGTTTGATATGTGGGTAGGGTTCATCTTAAAAGAAAGGGAGCAACTTACTGCTAATTTTCATGATGAAATAATATTGGAGGTCAAAGAAGGTAATAGAGATAAATGTATAATACTTTTAGAAAAAGCTATACAACGGGTTAATAATCTGTTAAGTTTAAACAGAGAGTTAGAAGTTGATATACAGTTTGGAAATAATTACAGCGAAATACATTAATAGGAGAAGGACTATGGGATTTCAACGCAATACATCAGTACAAAAAAGCAATACAATGGAGTACGAGAATCTTGCTGAAGGTGAACATGAAGCTAGGTTAGTTTGGGTTGCTGATCTTGGTAATCAGAAACGTGAATATTTAGACTTAAAACCACCTGCCCAACAGCTTGCTTTAGGGTTTGAAGTATTAGGCTCTACTGTTAAGGTTGATGGTGTAGAACAACCAAGAACTATTTGGTCTAAGCCATTTAATATATTTAATCGTATGTCTGGCTTGAGTACGGAATATGCTTACTACAAATCTTTTGTACCTACTGCCCAAGAGGAAACAGTAGCAGACTGGGAAGCTGTGTTAGGTAAGCCAGTTAATATTATCATTAAGCACTTTAAGAAAGATGCTAACACTTATGATAATGTTGATAGCTTAGTAGCAATACCACAAAAGTATCAAGCTAATGTACCAGAAGCAATCAACACTGATTTCTCTATTGCAGGTTGTGAAGATGCTGATTCACCAGCTATAAAAAACTTGTTTGGTTTAGCTAAGTTTGTTCACGAGAAACGCATTACAGATTTAGATAGTTATCTTGTTGAACTAGAAGCTAAAATAAAAGCTAAAGAAGCGGCTGAAGAAAAAGCTAAAGAAGCGGCTAATAAAGGTACTGCTAGTAAAGAAGCCCACGCAATGGCAGAAGCAATAGCAGAAGTAGAAGCCTTTGAAGATGATATACCTTTCTAATGAAAGCTCTCATTGATGGTGACATCATTGCCTATCGTATAGGCTTTGCTTGCCAAAAGAAGGATAAAGAAACGGGGTTGGTTACGGCTGACCCCAAACTTTATGCTCTCCATTCTACTAAACTATATGTCAATCAGATAATAAAAGATTGTGGTTGCAACAGCTACACTATTTATCTAACACCTAAGAAAACCTTTCGTAATAAAGTAAGAGATGATTATAAGGGCAACAGGAAAGGTATTGCCAAACCTGTACACCTTGATGCTATAAGAACCTATCTCGTTAGTATCTACAAAGCTGTTGTAGTAAAAAACATAGAAGCTGATGATGCTCTTGGGTTGAAACAAGACTCTACTACTATGATATGTAGTATAGATAAAGACTTGTTAATGTGTGAGGGTAATCATTACAACTTTGTCAAGAAAGAGTTTAAACAGGTAATTAAAGAAGAAGGCACTAGATTCTTTTATCAGCAAATGATAACTGGTGACACTGCGGATAATATCTTAGGTATTAGAGGTCTTGGTGCTGTTAAGGCAAGCAAGCTATTACAGGACACCGCAAAGAAAGACTGGGATAGTATGATTATTGACTTGTACATAAAAGAATTTGGCTATGATGAAGGGCGCAACAGATGTGTCCAGAACAGTCAGCTCTTGTGGATTCTCCAGAAGGGTAAACAGATGCCAATGGACTTTAGTTATGAACAAGTATCGTAGCAGGTATGAAGCTAATATAGCTAAGGGCTTAAAGTCTAAGGGCATTAAGTTTGAGTACGAAACAGTAAAGATAAACTACTACTTAAAGAAGAGAGGTAAGTGTCAGAACTGTGATAATGTTAAAAGTATATTTGTTCACAAGACTTACACTCCTGACTTCATAATGGGTAGTATGATAGTAGAAGCAAAGGGTAGATTCACTTCAGTTGACCGAACTAAAATGGCTCAGGTGGTAAAAGAGAATCCTAATCTTGATATTCGTATGTTATTTATGCGTGACCAATGGTGTAACAAAAGTAAAAGCAAGAAGTATTCAGACTGGTGTAATGCTCACAACATTAAGTTTGCTTTTGGTATATCCCTACCTACAGAATGGTTGAAGGAGTTAAGATAATGGATGATGCACTGTACTGTATGTCCTGTGGAACTTGTAATGGTGAGTACAAAATAATTAAATACAATAGGGTATGTAGTCTATGTCGTTATGGTGTTTTGTTTACTGTTAATGAAGTCATAGATATGGTAAATGACCTACAAGTATTAGGGTTATTACCAGAAAACTTTTTTAGTGATAGGACAGAACAAACTTACAATAGAGAGGAGTTAGACTTTGATGATGACCTTCTTTCTGTTGAGCAATCCATAGCACGAGAAGATGCTATGAGAGATATGTATGACATAGATGAGGAGTATTGATATGAAGATATGCGTGATACCAGATACACAGGTTAAGCCTGATGTACCACTAGACCACCTGTTATATGCAGGTAGGTACATAGCATCTAAGAAACCAGATGTTGTTGTAATGATAGGTGACTGGTGGGATATGGAATCTCTTTGCTCCTATGACAAGGGTAAGAAATCTTTTGAAGGCAGGTCTTACAAAAAAGATGTACAATCTGGTAATTTAGCAATGGACTTGTTTCTTCAACCTATTAAGTCTGAGCGCAACAGGCTCAAGGTTAACAAGCAGAAGCAATGGAAGCCTAGGCTTGTGTTTACAATGGGCAACCATGAACAAAGAATAGAACGAGCCATAGAGTATGATGCTATCTTAGAAGATACTATTGGTTATCAGGATTTAAACCTCAGTGATTGGGAGGTGTACGATTACCTAAAGCCTGTGGTCATTGAGGGTGTAGCGTTTGCTCACTTCTTTACTACTGGTGTAATGGGTAGACCAGTGACTAGTGCTAGAGCTATGCTAACTAAGAAGATGAT